GTAAAATCTTCCATTGATAAATCCTATCATGAGAGAACAAGGTTCATTGAATCAGGAGATCAATCAGAGATAGACAATCTCACTCCTTCCTTACAGAAGTTCTTCCAACAGGTCAGGAAAGACTTCCAATCATCAGGTATTCCTTTAGATGAAACAGACATTCAAGGTGACAATGTGATGGTAGATTCAAAAGATAAACTCAAACTAATTGACTATTAAGTTGTTTTTCTGATATTTTCTTCTTACATTAAGATATTAGAAAGATAAATGTATGGAGGAGAACTCTATTGTTTTAGGTTATTTAGAAAACATCTTAGGTAGAAGTTCTAAGAAGTCCAAAGACAACCACGCGTTTCACTGTCCTTTCTGTAACCACAGAAAACCTAAGTTAGAGGTAGATTTGAGAACCAATGAAAAGGGTCACAATTTCTGGAACTGTTGGGTATGTGGTACTAGGGGAAAGACTATTAAATCTCTTCTAAGAAGGTTGAAGATAGAGAAGAGTCTCGCTACTGAGATTCTACAATACATTAGAAAAGGAGAGACCTTTGATTATGAAGATTTACAGATAGTAGAGTTACCTAAAGAGTTTCAACCTCTATCTAAATCTTCTACCACCTCAATAATCGCAAATAAGATAAAGAAGTATCTTTACAGAAGAGGATTGACTGATCAAGATTTTATCAAGTACAATATTGGATACTGTTTGAAAGGAGAGTATCATGGAAGGATTATTATTCCCTCTTACAGTGAGGATGGGGTACTGAACTATTTTGTAGGAAGATCTTTTGAAGACAGTTATTTGAAGTACAAGAATCCTCCTGTATCCAGAGATATAGTAAGTTTTGAGAATCTAATAAACTGGAATCAACCTATTATTTTAACAGAAGGAGTCTTTGATGCTATGGCTATCAAGAGAAACGCTATTCCTATTTTAGGAAAGAATATCTCAAAGTCTCTAATGAAGAAACTTATTTTAAATAAAGTAAAAGACATTTACATTGCATTAGATAGAGATGCTTTCAAAGCAGCTTTAGCTCACTGTGAGAGGTTCCTTTCCATGGGAAAGAGGATTTACCTTATAGATATGCAAGACAAGGATCCGAGTGAGATGGGGTTTGAAAACTTCACTCGGTACGTACAATCTGCTGAAGAGCTTACCCTCACAAAACTTCTTCAGTACAAACTATACGGACACCAATGATTTACAAAGGTGCAAATGTTCTAAACGAACATAAGAGAAAGACTCTTCAATATGATGGAGAGCTTGAACAGATTACTTTTCTTGACAGAAGGGTATACAAAAAAGAAGAAGGAGTTTATTATCCCTCTGTAACAACAGTTTTAGCATACATGCCTAAAGCTAAGTTCTTTGAAGGATGGCTAAAAGATGTAGGTCACAATGCTGACCTTATTATGAGAAAAGCTGCTAATGAAGGAACTGCAGTACATGATGCTGTAGAAGACTTGATTGCAGGAAAAGAGATTACTTGGTTAGATGATTTTGGTAATGCAAAGTACAATCTAAAGGTATGGCAGATGATCTTGAAAGCAGCAGAGTTCTTCAAGAAATACAAACCAGAGATTATTGCTTGTGAAGAGTTTACCTTTTCTGATAAGCACAAGTATGCTGGTACTGCAGATTTGATTGCAAAGATAGATGGAGAGATCTGGTTGATAGATGTAAAGACTTCCAACAATCTAAACAGAACTTATCACATGCAGTTAGCTGCTTATGCTAAAGCATGGGAAGAGATGTATGGTCAGAAGATTGACAGAACTGGTATCTTATGGTTGAAATCCTCTAAGAGATCTGAACCTAAGAAAGAGGGTCAGTATTATGGTAAAGGATGGGAACTAAAACAGATAGATAACATTGATGAGAACTTTGATCTATTCAAAACCATTTATGAACTCTACCAGATTGATAACCCAGTAGTAGAACCTATTTATAAGCAATACCCTATCAAAGTAAAGCTATGAAGTTAACTGAAGTTCTTTTATCTGAAGTATCATCTAAACCTAAAGCTATTTTTATGGCTGGACCAGCAGGTGCTGGAAAGTCTTCTATTTTAGATAAGTTAGATTTAGATAAGTTCACTACAATAAATGTAGATGACACTTATGAAGAGTTACTAAGAGCAGAGTTTGGTCAAGAGATAGACTTTAGTAAGATGTCTCCAGATCAGTTATCTCAAGCAGGTAAGTTTATGGCACAAGCCAGAAAAGCTACTGATAATAAGTTAGCTTCTGCTAAAGAGATGTTTGATGATATTATTATTGATGGTACTGGAGCAGCACCTAATCCTTTATTGAAAAAGAAAAAAGATTTAGAAGACTTAGGATATGATACTTTCATGTTTGCATTGTATGTATCACCAATGACTTCTTTGAAGAGAAATAATGATAGGAGTAGAAGTTTACCTACAAGTGCTGTATTAGGATCCTGGGCAGGAATAGCAGGAAGTGTTGATCAGTATGCTCAAGAGTTTGGAAAAAACTTTGTACTAATAGACAATGATCCAGAAGGAGCAGACACTTCTTTTGATCCTGAAGCTATCAAGAAAGCATTTCCAATGCCAAGAGGTAAAGATAAATCTCCTGAAGAGATTGAGAAATCAAGAAAGAAGAAAGAAGAATTGAATAATAAGATTGCAGGATTGTTATCAAAAGACAGACCTGCAGTAAGTTTTGAAAAAGCAAAGACAAGATTGAATCAGTTTTTGAATTTATGAGAATAGGAGTAATAGGAGGAGGTTTCAAACCACCACATAAAGGACATTACAATTTAGCAAAGAAAGCCTTACAAGAGATTGAAGGTTTAGATCAGTTAAATATTTATGTAGGTGGTAAAAAGAGAGAAGGTATTTCTATTACTCAAGAACAGTCTATTAGGATCTGGAAAGAGTATGCTAAGACTCTTCCAGGTAAGGTAGAAGTCTTTCCTGCTGAATCTCCAATAGGAGCAGTTTACAGTGCTGCAAGTAAAAATCCTATGAATGAAGTTTATTGGATCTTAGGAATAAGAGACACTACTGATAGAAAAGAGGTAGAGAGAAGAAAGCAACATTTAGTAAAGAATCCTGAAAAGTATCCAAACTTGAAAGTAGTAGAGTTAGATGATTTAGGGATTGAGGTTAGTGGAACAGCTTTGAGACAAGCATTATTAGATAGAAACAAAACCTTAGCTTTAGAGATGTTACCTAAAGAGGTAGATCAACAAGCAGTATTAGATATCATTATGGACACACCAGAAAATAGAATGGGTGAAGCTATTGACAATCTATTTGAAACTTTCATTATTGATGAGAGAGTAGATTTCAAAAGATTAGAGAGAGTATTAGATGATATGTTTGAGGATTTAGACTTAGACATAAACTTCACCAGACATTTCAAAGAGAGAGTAATAGAGAGAGGGTTGACTGAAGATGACATCATTGAGTTGATGGAAAAGATTCATGACAACTATCCTGATGAAGTTGCTGATTTAGAGAAAGGAGAGAATAGAGTATTCACTCACATTAGGGATCTAACTGATATTGCAGCAGTATCTGCAGGATACTCAAGTGATGATTACATGAAAGATCTGATACTAAAGACTGCATACAAAAGAAACAGTGAAAGAGAGCCTGAGTTTAGAACCAATGCATCCTCTCCTAAGTTGAAGGTAGCAGAAGCATCAGGAGGTACTCCTATTACTCCTTTAGCAGCAGCACCTTCTAAGGATAAGGCATTAGTAGATGATAGAATGAAATACTTCCAAAATCTCTTACCTAATGATATGGTACTTTCAAGAGTAGGAATGGATATTGTTATCTCTTTAGCAAAGTATGCTGAAGGTCCTCAACCTGATACTACAGATTACACTGCATATCAAGTACCATTACCTGAATCAATCCAATCAGAGTTTGACTTTGTACCACACATTGCCTCTATTTTAGGATACTGTATGGATAGGGGTATGGGAGTAGATCCTATTCCTGAAGTAAAGATCTTACAGGATCCAGAGAATGCATCTAACCTATTTGGAAAGACTGCTTACTATGATCCACAGAACAAAGAGATTGCTTTGTATGTAACAGACAGACATCCTAAGGATGTATTGAGAAGCTTCTGTCATGAGTTGATACACCACATGCAGAACTTAGAAGGAAGGAACTTGAGTTTCACTACTTCCAACATTCATGATAATGAAGAGTTAAAAGAGATAGAACAAGAAGCACATGCTAAGGGAAGTTTCTTATTCAGAGATTGGGAAAACTCTAACAAGGAACAAGAGGTAGTAAGTGAAGATAAAAAAAAAGTATTGAGTGAGGGACAATATGATGCACTAACTACTTTCCTTACTAAGAAGAGTATAGCAGCAGTAAAGAATGCATTGATCAAGAAGATGCATCATTACAAAGAAGGTTACTTTGGAGATCCAAGTCAAGAGAGTACTTTAGTATCCATAAAGAAGGTATTAGAGGATACATACCCAGTCCTTTTATTAGACATTCCAGAAGACATTGATAAAGAGTTTCAAAAAGAAACAGGATTAGAGTTTGACTATGAACTCAAGGTAATGTTTGTAAAAGGATTGAATAGGATTATGAGAGATGGAGGAGCCTACAAAGGAGGTTTTGGATCTGATAATGAATGGGAACAGCCTAAGTTAGAAGTAGAGTTTGTCTTAGATCCTTACAACTTCCCTGGAGACTTTGAAGAGTTATCAAGTCAATTGACTGATGTAATCAGACATGAGATGGAACACCTCACTCAAGCAGGCGGTAATGAGAAAGATAAATCTTTTGGTAAGGATGCACAGTTTGGAGGTAAGTTTGGTACTGAAGAAGAGAAAGAGTTTAGAAACCAGATAGCTCAAGGGGTGGTAGATAATGGAGTAAAGTATTTGACTCTACCTTCTGAGATTGATGCTAATATTCAAGGGTTGTATCTATCTGCAAAGAAACAAAAGAGACCATTTGAAGATTTAGTAGATCAATATTTGTATGCATTTACTGAACAGTTTGATGAGGAGGGTAATCCTTATCTAACAACACAGGATGTAGAAGATGTGAAAAAGACGTGGGCACTAAGACTGCCTGCATTAGGAATAAAACAAAAGTTATGAGAAACAGTTTAGTAGATTTATTTGAGATCACAAAAGAAGAACTAAACCCAGAGATCAAGAAGTATGTATTGTATTGTGACCTTGATGGAGTCTTATGTGATTTCAAAGGAAGGTTTGAACATCTATTTGGAAAAGGTCCAAGAGAGATAGAATCTGAAAAAGGAGCGCCTTATTTCTGGGCAATGATTAGAAGAGTGGGTTCTAAGTTCTGGTCTGGTATGCCTTGGACACCTGGAGGAAAGACTTTATGGGAATCTATCAAGGAACATAATCCAAGAGTACTAACTGCACCACCAAGAAAGAAAGGTGACTTTAGTTCTTTTGATGAATCTGCAATGGAAGGTAAATCACAATGGGTATCCCAGAACTTAGGAAGTTATGAAGTATTATTCAAGAGCTCTAAGAATAAAAAAGAGATAGCATCTCAAGATGTTGCAAAAGGATTGATACCTATTCTTATTGATGATAGAGAAGATAATATCAAAGGCTGGGAAGAGGCTGGAGGTATTGGCTTACATCATCCAGAGAATGGTAATCCATCAAATGTTATTTCACAAATCAAGAAGTTGTATGAAGGAGACAAAGCTCAAGAAAGAGTTTAAGCAGAGAGATGTTCAAAGGGCAAGAAACCTTGTCAATAAAGACTTCACAGGAAAGACACAGGTAGGTACTGGATACTCTAAGAAGAGAGAGAAGTATCAAGAAGGAGATATCTGGGAAGAGGATGGTAGAACTTGGACTATCAAAGATGGTTTAAAACAAACTATTAATAAGTTAGATTCTACAAAGAAGTATTTCCAGAAACCTTTATGTTGCCCTAAATGTGGAGGAACTATGAAACATAGGTTTTCTGATAAGATGTGGAAGATACATAGAATGTGTTATGATTGTGTTATTGATTATGAATCACAACTCAGACAAGTTGGTATGTATGAAGCTTATGAGAAAGAAATGGTTCATGGTAACATTAGAGCCTTTGCTAAAAATGCAAAAGCATACTTTGAAGACTTCCTAACTGAATCCACTAACTTTGTCACTGAAGATGGAACTGTAGAGGACTGGAAGTCAAATGATAAACATAGACAGGAGGTATTATCTAAACTACAGGAGTATGTAGATCACATTGATACCTACCTGGACACTAAATAAAACACTATTTATAACTAAAGATTATTATTATGTCTGAGGATATTATCAAAGAGGAGATTATTGAAATAGAAGAATCTCAAGAAGTTGTAGAAACTATTGAAGAAGAAGTTGTAGAAACCCCAGAAGATACATTTGAAGATTTAGATGTTACTTTAAATGATGGTTTAGAAAATGAACCTGAACCAGATTTTACAGAAGACTTTGAAGAAGAAGTATTAGAAGAGGAAGTAGTAGAAGAAGTAGAAGAACCTGTAGTAGAGAAAAAGACTACTAAGAAGAAGACTTCCACACCTACTGAACCTGGGATGTACTATGAAGGAAATAAAATAACCAGTGTTCCATCAAGGATAGGAAGAAAGTGGTCAGTTATTATTGATGGAAAGAGACATAAGGTCTTGAAGAAAGATATTGTAACTATCAAGTAAAGTGAAAAAGCTAGTCAACATTTTATTAGAAGCAGCAACAGTTTGTCCTGTAGCAACTCAAGATTTAGAAATCAATACTAAAAACAGGGATGCTTCTATCAAAGCAGATCATATCAAGTATGGTCCTTTGAATGTAGATGAACCTGGCGATTACTGGGTAGATATTGCTAAACACTGGGACACTACTGAAGAAGCAGCTCAAGCATCCTTATGTGGTAACTGTGTAGCTTTTGATATTTCTCCAAGAATGGAAGAATGTATGCCTGGTCAAACATCAGATGAAGATGGTAAGTTAGGTTACTGTTGGATGCATCACTTCAAGTGTCATTCAGCAAGAACTTGTAGAACTTGGGCTAAAGGAGGTCCTATTGAAAAGGATAGTATCTCTTATGATTGGCAAGAAAGAAATAGCTGATAATGTTTCCTATCTCAACTACCCGAAGAAGAACTACGCCAGGGAGAATAGGAGACTTGTTATAATATTTTTGTAGTTTCTATTATACAGCTATGACTAAAGAAAGATTAACAGAGATTATCAGAGAAGTCCTTAGAGAGGATAAGAATGTTCATAAAGCAATGAACCCAGGTATTCTATCTAGAGATCCAGATTTGAAAGGAGAGGATGGAAAGATCAAGATTTCTAAGGTAAGACAGAAGTTAAGTAGTTTAAAAGATAAGGGTAGTACTAAAGCCAAGGCGTTGAGGAGGTTTATCAACTACCATGACTAGTTACTATTTATTAGAATAAAACATTCATACTCATGAAAATCAGTAAAGATTTAGTACAAAAAGCTCTTCAAGAGATTCTTCAAGAAGAAACTCCTACAGGAAAAGTCCTGAAAGAGTGGGGTAGTTCTGATCAATATGCAATGAACCAGTCCATTCACAAGGACTTAGGTAACCCAGAAGAGTTCCCAGGACTATCAAAGGTAATGTCAGCAGCAGAAGATGCAGTAGACTACTACTGGGATGATTGGGAAGAGTATGAAACTGATCATTCAGGATTAGTTATGCATGCTGCTAAAAGATATGCTAACAGTATGTTCCCTGACTTTATGGCAAATGCTGCTAAGTTCATGGCACCAGTAGATGAAGAAACAACTTTTGTTACTGATAAAGCTGGAAAGACTCACACTACAGATTTAGATCAGAAAGGATCTCAGGATCTAAAGAAAGATCCAAACATCACTAGTATTGAAACTGCTAAGGGAAAGAAGTTAAAAGAAGATCATCAACACAATCCAAATGATGATTCTGATATGGCAAAGATTGAGTTACTAAAAGTAGCTGAATACTCTCAAGAGCTATTACAGATGATTGATGATGGTCAAGAGTTAGATGCTTGGATTCAGTCTAAGATAACTAAGATCTCTGATTACATAGGAACAGTAAAACATTACTTAGAAGGAGAGGAGTATTTGGATCATCATTATGGAAAAGATCATCCTGCTAAGGGTGATGAAGACTTCTACAATGCTATCCCTGATGAGCATCAAGAGATGTATGAAGCTTGGGTAAAAGAGAACACCACAGTACTAACAGAAGCCCTTGGAGTATCTAGAGGAGAGTTACAGAGAATAGCTGACTTATATGGACCACAGAGGTTTACACAAACTATTTTATCTATTAGAGATGAAAATGTTCTAGATGATATCTTAGACGCTCTTAGACCTTTATTAGAAGAAGGTAAAGAGAAGTCTCAGTTCTCCTTAGTAACTATGGAAGGTTCAATAGAAGCTGAGAGTAAGGAAGAGTTTATTGAGAAAATGAAGCAAGCAGGATATGATCACACTGGAGACTTATCCGCTGAAACTGATCCTTACAAAGATCATCCTACAGTGGATAAATCTTGGAATTATGGGTTACCAAGATTCAAACAAGTACATGGTCCAATGAACAATGGAGGACAGTTTAGATATGAAACTTTAGATGCTTATGACTTGTATTCTTTAGAAGAAGGTCTATCAGATGATGAAAGAGCAAAGATTTACTTCTTACAACAGTTCAAACAAGGTAACATAGATAAGTTACCTCAAGACCCTAAAGTAGCTTACTTACAGAAACTTACTCAAGATCAGATAGATCATGATAAAGAAACTTACAGAAAAGAGATAGAAGAAGGTATGGGAGGTCAGTTAGATGAACCCTACTTTATTGAAGTATCTGTAAGAGATGCAAGAAAGGCATTAGACATTTACAAAGATCAGTTCAGAGAAGAGGATGTTGAGATGTATGGTTCAAATGTTTATGCATCTACTGATCCTGAAGTTATTTATGATCTTATGATGTCTTTTGAAGCACAAGAGATTGAAGTACATGATTATGAAGCAGGTGAAGAGATGATGGAAACTTTCTTTAGTTCTCAGAATAAGAATAAGGAAGAAGAAGAAGAACCTAAAGACTTTATAGATACCTACACAAAGCAGATGAGTTACTGGAATGAAGATAATCATCCTGGTAGAGGAAAGAGAAGAGACACTCCTGAAGAGAGAGAAGGTTCTCGTCAAGCAGGAATGCAAATGACTCAACAGACTCACAAAGATAAGTCTAAGTACACAAGAAAGCAAAAGCATAAGCAGAGCTTTAATGAGAACAGTGTACCTTCTCAAGAAGAAGTAGATCAATTCTTTGAAAAACAAACTCATCTTCAGACTCACTATTTGAATAGCAAACCAGTAAATGGTCAGAAAAGCTCATTCAATAAAACAGAAGTTGCTCCTTGGGATGAAGTAGATTCTAATAACTGGAGAACTTTATTATCAAAATCATTAGATGAAGGAGTTTCAAAGACTAAAGAAGCATTAGATAAGGTTACTTCCATAATGAAAGATCTTGCTAAGAAATACAAAGCAGGAGATAAATCAGTAGTAGATCAACTAAAGACTCTGACTATCACTAAGAAGAAGTTAGAAGCACAGCTTGACAAAGAAGTAGCTGGAACAAGTAGAGATCAAGAATTAGACTAAGATGGATAAGAGACAGATAGTAGAATTATTAGAAGAGGTTTACTTTGAAGTACTCGCAGAAGGAGGGGAACTTCCAACAGCAACTGATGAAATCCTTTCAAAGTTTCCAACTCTAAGAGATAATATTGTAAAGTTATTGACCAAAGAGTATGGTTTCTTTGTAGATGAGATTTCTTGGGTATCACCTAAACCATCTACTTTCAAGGTTCATTTAAAGAATGGACAGTTCTTTTTATTGAAGTGGTTAGGAAAAGGATTTCAGGCACAGATAGAAGGAAAGAGATTCTTTTTGAAGAACATCAATGAGTATCAAGCTGCTTTAGGTAGATTGAATGAGTTACTAAAGTATGGACCAGCAGGAGAGACTTCATCAGAAGAAGGTGATGAGTTTGGATCTGAAGAAGGAGGAGATGACTTTGGAGGTGAAGATACTGGAGGAGCAGATTCAGGTACAACAGATGCTGAAGGAGAAGATATCTTTGACACAGGAGAAGAATAAAGATGGACATACTAGACAAACTCATACAGGAGTGGTCTTGGAGAACAGAAAAGGGTTATCCAGACCTCACCAACAAAGGTGATCTAAAAGTACTAAAAGAAACTTTTGGAATTGTTTTAACAGAATCACCTTTGACACCTAAAGAGTTAGGTAAACAAAACTCCAAGACTAAGGAAGAGAGAGTTGATATCTTGATTCAAAAGATCAAGAATGGAGAAGGTTTAGAGTTAGATAAAGGTGATGCATTATTTACAGTAGATGATCCAAAAGGAGATAAGGTAGCAGAACTACAAGCATGGACACCTGACAAGGGTCCTATCACCTTACAGGATAAAGATGGAAACACAATCACTACTAGCAAGTTAAAGAAGACTGCAGACTTTGGAGGTGGAAAAGGCTCTGGAGGAGGAGCAGCACAAACAGACATTCAAGAATCTTGTCAATGTGCAGTAAATGCCTTAGCTCAAAAAATAGGATCTGATATTTCAGCAAAAGACCTAACAAAAGAGAATCTAGAATCAATTGCTAAAGATATCAACACTACATCTTCTATTGAAGATATCACTTATTTTATCACTAACTCACCAGGATGGGCAGATACTTTTATCAACACTGCTAAAATGCTATTAGGATATGCTGGTAAAGGATTTGAATTCCACAGAGGATCAGAGTTTGTAGAGAGTATTTATCAAGCCTGGAGAAAGGTTAGAAAAGATAATGGATGGAAGATACAAGATGATAAATGGAACCCTTCAGATATCTGGTTAGTATCCCCAGCAGTAAAGAACATCCAACTAAAGACTGGAAGTATTGCAGAATTAAACAATCAGATGATTGAACTATTTGATGAAAGAAAGTTACTAGGTGCATCACTAAAGAAACTAGGTCCTGAAAGTAAACTAACAGTTAGAGCTAAAGAGTTACAATCAGAGAAAGATGAGTATGCTTCAGCTATTGTATCTCCTACTTCTAAAGATGCTTACATAAACTTCAAGTCTAGTGCAAAGATGCAACTAAGAACCTTTTCAACAGATGGATCAAGCTTCCAAGGAGAGTTGAAAGGTAAGACAGCTTCCCAAGGTAAGATTGGAGGAGGAGTTTTGAAGATGCTTTTGAACAAGAATGGAGCAGGAGATATTCCTGCACAGAAAGAAGCACTAAAGAGAGCAGTAGAGTTATCAAGTTCTTTTGTAAAAGAGTTTATTGAGTTAGCTAAAAAGCATGGAGAGTTTGATATCACAGAAGAAGAACTAAGAGAGAAATCCACAGACTGGATCTCTTCTAAGTATCAAGCACTGTATGTTATCAAGGTACTGGAAACTGGAGAACCTGCAAAGGTAGAGGATGCAGTAACTGACATAGTCAACTATGCAGGTTCACAAAGCTCCATCTCTTCAGTACATTTAAAAGTTAGTTAGTATTTATCTACATAAAATGAGAGGTTTTAAATTTGAACATATTATTATTTTATCCTTAGGGGTCCTTCTTTTGTGGTTCACACAATGTAGAAGAGTAGATCCTATTGTTGATGAGATAGTAAAGACAGAGGTTATTGTAAGATGGGATACTGTAAAAGTTGAAAAGACAGAGTATGTTCCTAAGATAGTTGAGAAGGTGGTGATAAACATAGATACTTTTTCCACACCTATTGACACAGTTTCTGTATTGAAAGATTATTATGCAAAGTATTTCTACACTGATACTATTCAGGTAGACACTTTAGGTTCTATCATCATAAATGACACTATCAGTAGAAATTTAATTTCATTTAGAGATGTTCAATCCAACATATTCATCCCAACAACTACAGTTACTAATACTGTTTACCTCTACAGGAGGGAATTTTTCGGTGGTATTTCGATAGGAGGGATGATAAATCCTGTACAGAGTGAATCTCCAATAGATTACATTAGTGGAGAGTTGATGTATGTGAATAAGAAAAGAAATGTATACGGTTTTGGTTTAGGAATAGATTCAGATTTCAATCCTATTATATCAGGCCGAATGTACTGGAAGATAGGAAAATGAACGAACAGAAGATAGATCCAAAAAAAGTTAGAGGAGCAATATTACAAGAGTACGCAAGGTGTAGAAAAGACCCTGCTTACTTTATGAGGAAGTATTGTTCTATTCAACATCCACAGAGAGGGAAGATACCTTTTGAACTTTATCCATTCCAGGAGAAGGTATTGAACATATTCAAAGATAACAATAACATCATTACTTTGAAATCCAGGCAGTTAGGTATTTCTACTTTAGCAGCAGGATATGCAATGTGGTTGATGATCTTTCATGATAATAAGAATGTATTAGCATTAGCTACTACACAGCTTACTGCAAGAAACTTAGTCACTAAGGTGCAGTTTATGTATGAACATTTACCTTCTTGGTTGAGACTGAAAGCAGTAGAGAAGAACAGATTATCATTGAGACTTAGTAATGGATCAAGAGTTACTGCTAAATCATCTAACTCTGATGCAGCAAGATCTGAAGCAGTATCTTTATTATTGATTGATGAAGCAGGCTTTATTGACAACATTGAAGAGACTTATGTTGCAGCACAACAAACCTTAGCAACAGGAGGACAGTGTATGGCCTTATCTACTCCTAATGGTATTGGAAACTGGTTCCACCGCACCTGGCAAAAAGCTGAGTTAGGAGAAAACAGTTTCACACCTGTAAGGTTACCCTGGTCAGTCCATCCTGAAAGAACTGAAGAATGGAGAAAACAGCAGGATAAAGATTTAGGTCCAAAGATGGCAGCACAGGAATGTGATTGTGATTTCTTATCTTCTGGTGATACAGTATTAGATCCTGAAGTACTTACCTGGTATGAAACCTCTTCTACTGTTCAACCTATTGAAGTAAGAGGTATTGATAGAAACTTATGGATTTGGAAACATAGAGATCCAATGAAGAGTTACATGGTAGTAGCTGATGTCGCTAGAGGTGATGGACAGGATTTCTCTACTTATCATATTTTTGATGTAGAGGGAGCAGAACAAGTTGCTGAATACAAAGGTAAGTTATCACCAAAAGAGTTTGGAAATGTATTAGTAGGTATTGCTTCTGAATACAATGATGCTTTATTAGTAGTAGAGAATGCAAACATTGGTTGGGCTACTATTGAACAGATTATGGAAAGGGAATACAGAAACCTTTATTACTCTTCTTCTTCAGATCAAGAGACTGTTCAGAGTTACATGGCAAAATATGAAAAGGATAAACTAACACCTGGATTCACCAACTCAGCAAAAGTAAGACCTTTACTTATTGCAAAGATGATGGAATATGTTCATGAAAAGTCTGTAAAGATTTATTCAGAGAGATTACTGAAAGAAATGAGAGTATTTATCTGGAAGAATGGTAAACCTCAAGCACAGGTAGGATACAATGATGATTTAGTAATGGCATTTGCTATTGGATTGTATGTCAGAGATACTGCTTTACAGATGAGACAACAGGGCATGGATCTTACAAGAGCACAGTTGAGTTCCATATCAAATCTAAATAAAAAAAATAATTCTGTTATTCAAGTTGGTTTTCAACAAAGTAATCCTTATCTTATAGATAATGGATCAGGGCATGTAGAGGACATTTCTTGGTTACTAAAATAGAACTATTTATATAAAATATAACATTAGATGGCAGATACCACATTATTTAGTAGACTCCAAAGACTTTTCGCTACTGATGTAGTAGTTAGAAATGTAGGAGGTACTCAACTGAAGATCGCTGACATCAATCAGATTCAGACAACTGGTAAGTATCAGACCAATTCTCTTGTAGATAGGTTCTCCAGGCTTTACATTTACAACAATAAGAATATCTTTAATCCTAACCTGAATTATCAGAGTCTTAGGATACAGTTATACTCTGATTATGAAGCTATGGATACAGATCCAATCATTGCTTCTACTTTAGATATTATTGCTGATGAATCTACATTGAAAGATGATGTAGGTGACTTAGTAACTATCAAATCATCAGATGAAAACATTCAAAAGATACTACACAACTTATTTTATGATGTTCTCAATGTAGAGTTCAACTTATGGTCTTGGACCAGACAGATGTGTAAGTATGGAGACTTTTTCTTGAAGTTAGAGATTGCAGAAGAGTTTGGTGTTTACAATGTTATTCCTTACACTGTTTACAACATGGTAAGGTATGAGGGTAGAGATCCTAAAGATCCTACAAAGGTAGAGTTTGTTATTGATCCAGATGGATTAGCATCCTCTGCAGACCCTAACAACATTCCTAAATCAGATAAGAGTACAATCAGATTAGATAACTATGAAGTAGCACACTTTAGGTTGATATCTGACACCAACTATCTTCCTTATGGTAGATCTTTTATTGAACCTGCTAGAAAGATCTTCAAGCAATTGACCTTGATGGAGGATGCAATGTTGATTCACAGAATCATGAGAGCTCCTGAGAAGAGAGTATTCTACATCAATGTAGGACAGATACCTCCTGCAGAAGTAGAGCAGTTCATGCAAAAGACTGTAAATCAGATCAAGAAGACACCTTATGTAGATCCACAAACAGGACAGTACAACTTGAAGTTCAACATGCAAAACATGATGGAGGACTTCTACCTACCTGTTAGAGGAACAGATACTTCTACAAGAATAGACACTACACCAGGGTTGCAGTATGATGGTATTGCAGATGTTGAGTACTTGAGAGAGAAGATGTTTGCAGCATTGAAAGTACCAAAAGCATACTTTGGATATGAAGGAGACTTACAAGGTAAAGCAACACTTGCTGCTGAAGACATTAGATTCGCAAGAACAGTAGAAAGAATTCAGAGAATAATGGAATCAGAGCTCACTAAGATAGCTTTGGTACACCTTTACACTCAAGGATACAAAGGAGAGAGTTTAACTAACTTTGAAATCTCACTAACTAATCCTTCTATTGTTTATGAACAAGAGAGGATAATGTTGCTGAAAGAGAAGATGGACCTAGCATCTACTATGGTTGACTCTAAGTTATTCTCTACAGAATATGTTTATGAAAATCTCTTCAGTTTATCTGATGATAAGATTATTGAGATGAGAGATCTTATTAGACAGGATGGTATTAGAGGATTTAGAATGGCACAGATAGAGAATGAAGGTAATGATCCTGCAGAAACAGGAGTATCATTTGGTACACCTCATGATCTAGCATCTCTTTATGGTAGAAGAGCATCATCTGATAATAAAGTACCAGTAGGGTATGATGAGTCAGAGACATTAGGCAGACCTATTGAAAAAGCAAGTAAGATAGGAACACAAGATGATCCTTTAGGACAGGATAGATTAGGTGCTAAAGACAATAGAGGAGGCTATGATCAAACACCAGATAAGTTGAGAGAAGCTTCTAATCAAAGAACAAAATCCATCTTCTTCAAGAACAAAGATATGTTTGAACCAAAGAAAACTTTCCTATTTGAAAGTAAGGAAGAAGAGTCTAAATTACTAGATGAATCTAATATTAAGGATTTAGAGGATTAACAAATATTTATTAGAGTAAACAACTACTGATGAAAGTAAAACACAGTAAATACAAAAACACAGGATTGATATTTGAACTCCTTGTAAAGCAAGTAGCTTCTGATACCTTAGAGGGTGTGGAATCACCTGCTCTAAAGATCATAAAGAAGTACTTTACAGGAAAGTCCTCTTTAGTTAGAGAATTCAAACTGTATGAATTTATCTCAAAGAATAGAGGTGTATCTCAAGTACAGGCAGATAACATTGTATCTACTATTTTAGAGGTAGCTAGAAAGATGGATAAGACTCTTCTAAAGAATCAGAAGTACAATCTTATCAAAGAGATAAAGGATTCCTACAATGTAGAGGATTTCTTTTCTATGAAAGTAGTAGATTACAAGCCCTTAGCTGCTACTTACTGTCTAATAGAAGCTCATACAATAGATACTCTGGTAGATCCTTCTACATTAGTAAACAATAGACTTACAGTCTTAGAACATCTAACTGCTAAGAAGCAAGATAAAGCATCAGTCAGAGAATCTTTAGTTGAAGAGTTCTCAAAATATGACAAAGATGTAAGGATGTTGACTTACAAGATCTTATTAGAGAAGTTCAATGGAAAGTACACTACACTATTACCTGAACAAAAGAACTTATTAAAAGAGTTTATTACTTCTAACTCTTCAACTACTAAACTAAGAACTTTAGTAAATGAAGAACTAAAGAACATACAAGAATCTTTATCTCAGTTAGAAACAGGAATAGACAATAAGGTAGTAAAAATCAAGGTAAATGAGATAACCAGAGGTATTACTTTACTTGCTAACACTGAAAAAGTAACTGATGATGATTTAGTTACTTTGATGCAATACTATGAATTAGTAAAAGAACTAAGAACAGTATGAACAGGGAAAAGGTAAGAGAGGGTTTATCTAAGATAGTAAAGGAGATCCTTTATGAAGAATCAGAACCTGGAGGACCTTCTCCTGAAGCACCTGGTATTCCTGGAGAACCTTCTGAGGAATCAGAACCACCAGTAGAGAATAATGTAACAGGAACAGGAGCAAGTTTTACTCCTGGAGATGGAGCACAGTATGCTACTCCTTCTGCATTTGCAGTAAATAAAGCAGGAAAAAACAGAGCAACTAAGTTTTTAGAGAAATTAGGATTTAAACAAGTAGAGAGACCAAAGCGTCCTTCCAGTACTAAAACTGCAGATTTTGTATGAGACATTTACAAGAAAAATACATTAGTGTAGAGAACAATACATTCTCTAAGGCACAATTCAAAAGAGACGCTATCATGGAGTGTCCTACTTTAGTTACTCACTTCAACTCTTATGAGGAAGTGGTATCTATTTTAAAGAACAAAAGTATCCTTCAAGAGATAAAGGAGGTAGAGTACTCTACTTCTAAACCAGAAGACTATCTATCACCTGATGTATTAGATACAGCAATAAGATGTGAGTTAGATGATAAGCATGGTACTTTAGATGTATCTTCAGAAGATTATGATAAAGCTAAAAAAGAGGCTATCAAGAATCTAACTAAGGATCAACTCTACTATGTAAACAAGTATGGTGAGCAAGAAGAAGCTTCAGGAGATCAAATGGAGAAAGTAACTCTAAAAGAAGATATTTTCTCTACTGCATTAGGAAATGCACTCAATGTATTGAATGAATCAAGAAATGAAGCTATTCAGAACATAGAGAGTGATGAAAGAACCAAAGAGAGAATCTCTGGTATGCTTACTACATTTGTTTCTGATGATGAAGAAGACACACAGAGGTTAGAATATGCTCAGTTTGTAAACAGTGAGATGGAAGATCCTAAGAACATAGTAGACTACAAGGAGATTATGTCAATGGATGATCTTACTGCATCTTATGATAACTATTTAGAGAACCATAGTGAAGATATTTCTGATCTAGAAGAGAGTATCAATGAACAAGATTCAAATGTAATCAGATTAGCACAGATGATAGCTGACGAGTTTACTATTGAAGATTCAGAAGGAGATAGATTCTCAACTTATGTAAACTACAAAGTAGGTAAGGTAGAAGATAGTAACTTTGAACTAGATACTGAAGCAACAGAAAAGACTCCTGAAGAAGCAGCCAAGTATGGTACTGG